TCCACTACTGTGAATTAAATGAAATTGAATTAGATACTGTTAATAAATTAATCAGTAAACCATTAAAAGAAAAGTTACGTCATGAAGCACAAGAGTTAAACTTCATGAAGAAAACAAGTCGTGCCAAATTAATGCTAGTATGAGCTTCTTCCATTCCGATATAGTTAAAGGTGACATCCAAGAGATGTTAGAGTTGCAGCAGTTCTGCTTTAGATCTGCTATGAACTTTGTGCTTTTGGATCCAGATAGAAAACTTGAATATTTTGAAGCACTCGAAAAACTTATAGGGAAGCAGCAAATTTTTTATGCTCGTGCTAAACTGAGCGATGACCCTGAGGCAAAGTCAGTGGTTGACACAATGAAACAGGGTGTTATAATGTTAGGTGCTACACCAAACACCAGCATTGAGAGCATGTTCCAAGAACTACTGGATAAAGTCCAGAAGATGAAGGACAAATTAGAAAGTGACACAGGGGGTTGACACCCGACCCTGTGTCTGTTATTATGTTTGAGTGATGAGGGGTCAACTGGGTTCCAACTACCACGACTTAGAAGCGTGGACATGACGTTGGGTAAAACCGCCACAGAGCATCCCAGATACAAACCAAATCCAATTAAATCCGAGGCAATCTATGTCATTCGCAGACCTAAAGCGCAAGTCCAGCAACAATTTTCAGTTCCTACAGAAGGAACTTGAAAAATCATCCAGCGGTAAGAACGTTGATGAGAGGTTCTGGAAACCAGAAGTTGACGCTTCTGGAAATGGGTACGCTGTTATCCGTTTCCTCCCTGCCCCTGATGGTGAAACCATTCCATGGGCAAAGTTGTACTCCCACGCCTTCCAAGGTCCTGGTGGTTGGTACATCGAAAACTCCCTGACTACACTCAACGAGAAGGATCCTGTTGGTGAAGTTAACCGCCGTCTCTGGAACAGCGGTGCTGATGAAGACAAAGAAACTGCACGTAAGCAGAAGCGTAAGCTATCTTACTACAGTAACATCCTTGTCGTGAAGGATCCTAAGCACCCTGAGAACGAAGGTAAGGTATTCCTTTACAAGTATGGTAAGAAGATCCATGATAAGATCCTCGCTGCTATGCAACCTGAGTTCCAAGATGAGACACCAGTAAATGTCTTTGATCTTTGGGAAGGTGCTAACTTCAAGTTGAAGATCAAGAAAGTCGCAGGTTTCTGGAACTATGACAGCAGTGAGTTTGATTCTGTTAGTGCTCTTAGTTCAGATGATGATGAACTGGAAGCAACATGGAAAAAAGAACATTCGTTAGAAGCATTTACTTCTAAGGATCAGTTCAAGTCCTATGAGGATCTTGAGCGTCGTTTGAACATGGTACTTGGCATTGGTCAACGTCCTGTTACTCGTCCTTCTGTTGATGATGAAGAGTACGAACCTGTTGCTGTCTCTGCACCTTCTCCTGTTAAGCAGGACGCAGTTGTAGATGATGACGATGCACTGTCATACTTCGCTCGTCTTGCTGAAGAGTGAGGTGGACATACGAGAGGGTCTGTTTGACCCTCTTAGTTATTGCTGCATATTATAGTTTAATTTTTAGATAATGGGAACAGAAATGTTAGCGGCACCATTTACTATGGCTGCCGCTTCCATGAATCTTAATGATGCATGGAACATGTCATGGGAAGAAGGTATCCAATTCATATTGGTACTTACATTCCTATATTGGTTGAAGAAAAGAATCGATCTTCACTTTGCAAAGAAGCAATCCAAGATTGTTTATAGAGTAAAGGTTGTTGAAGATTCCCACATCAATGTAGATCATGCTCACATCGATGAGATAGATCACAACCACATTGAAGGTGACGTTAACACTCACAATAAAACTTGGTGAAATACTTAAGAGCATTAGTACACCCAGTAACCCAGATCAATGTAATGATTCTGGGTTTTTTAATATTAGTACAACTTGTACATACCAGAGCTCATCAATCGTATGAGGTTGATGTACACGGATGGAACCATCAGTTCATAAGATTGAATCCTGATGCCTGTCCCGAATCTGATTATTGAATTCCATAAAACTGCAAAAAAAATTCGGGCATATTTTTGCCCGAAAAAGTTGATTAGATTCTTGCTCGTTTTAATTTAGCACTAACATAATCGTCACTCTTTTTGTAACGATTAGTTTTTCTAAAGTCATCTACGAATGATATAAAATAATCTTCTTTGAGAACAAAGATCTCACGTTTCTTTTCATTCTCTGCAGTGTAGTGTTCCATAACAGTAATTGCCTTTGCAACTTCATTACCGTTCTTAGTAACGTATTGACCATCAGAAAAGAGGAACTTGTGTTGACCATCGTAAAAGGTCTTGTCAACATGGGTTCCTTTTTTGTATTGTCCATATTCATATGTCTCATAGTGATGAATGGTTCCATATGGATCATCATATTCAGATTCAATTAGTTTTGTTAACTCATGGTTAGATAAGGGCCAATCAAACTGTGAGTTGATAATATTATTTGATAGTAGTACTACCCAGTCATACATATGATCACCATACATTTCTTTTGCTACGTGTTCTGGTCTTTGTTTGTCAGCAATTTGATATAGATTAAAGAACACTGCATTCTCAAAGATATTTTTGTTCAGTTCATATCTTCTAAAGAAATTCTTAGCAATAGTAATATCTTCTTGTGTGAATGGATATCCAATAGGTTTGATTGGATATTGTAAGTTTGGTACTAAAGAAAAATACATCAGTGACCTCCATGTAGTGCTTTGTTGGGACCAAACTTGCCTGTACTTGGTCCAACTGGTCTAATGTCTTCTCTGTACACGAGTTTGAGTTCTTTGAATGATAATCTTAGTTCAGTTGCAACTGGATAACCATCTCTTGTTACCACATATTGTCCATCAGTAGTGTAGTTAACATCAACACTAACTAATGCACATGTTTTATACTGTGGAAGGAATGGATGTAAACCTCCTCCTTTCATGAATGCAAACTTAACTACACTAGGAACAGAAATAAAACCAACCTTAGAATCTGTTTTACCGAATACATTTAATGCTGCAACAAAACCTTGTGCTTTAGTTCCTTGCTGCATACCAGGGTTACCAAACGAAGGATGTAAGCATAGTTTAAATGTCCTTACAATTTCATAAATAATTTCTGCTTCTTTCTTGTTATTTGGAACCAATTTATATGTGAAGTCAATGGTTCTCATGTGAGGGTTTCTGTATAGCAGTTCAGTGTTTGGATTAAAAATTGCTCCCCCTGCTGATGAAAACAAATCGTTTCTACTAAGTTGTTCGCCAGTTCTTTTTGCAATCTCTTCTCTGACGCGATCACCACCCCAAACATCTTTGAATCTTCCTGCTGCACCCCATAAATTTTCAAATTGACCTTGAACAGCACCCGCTAAATTACCATCGGCCAATGCCTGACCAGATCTAATGCCAGCAACAGCAGTGTTACTAAATGATTGATCAGACCACTCTGCACCATATGTAGATGATACATCAGGTGGAACATATAGTACAACCTGATTTAATTGTGTATCAGGTGATAGATTGGTTATTGATAAATTATACTCTTCAACAGTTCCATACTCACCACTATTTTGTCCTGCTACGGTTCTAAGAATATTTGCTTTTCCCTGATTAGCAAATGGTGGTCTATATTTAAAGAATTGGAACAGCATGTAATCTGTGCTTCCCAATATAGAATCGCTTGGATATCTTAGTGATGAGTTGTGAGCATCGTTTCTATCATTATCTCCTGTAATTGCTGGTGGTTTTACCGTAAATGAAATTTGATCTGGACCTAGATATTCATCCTTTGCATCTCTGAATCGTTGCTTGAGATCAGCAACAACATCCTCTGCTAAATGACCAAGAGGACTGTTCTCAATCCAATTAATAGCACGTTCTAGATCATCATCTAGACCAACTGCTTTAAGTGGACCTTTGAATATACCTGGAATTGAATCAAACCAGTCATTGCTAGAGTTCCCAGATTTTACTTCATCCGTAGTGACAGTATCTGCTTCTAGTTGTTGTGCTACTGGTTGTGACATTATTTACTTTGACCTCTGATTTTATCATAGAAAGTATCATCAGTATCTTTCCATACAACTTTCTTATCTATAGGAAAGTTCATACCATTGATACTTTTCACAAATTCCTCAGTTGGTAAGAGAATAGCACTATCCCACTCTGCTTGAGCAAGATCAATATATACTCCTTCCTGGACATGGTTATGTAGGTATTTATGGAAACATGCCTTAGGTATGTCAATTCTTCCTGCTAATAATTTTTTGGTAGCAATCATTCTCTTTTTTGGTGACAAATAATGTAAATTTACTCCTGTGAATTCAGAACCTGATGATTTGAGAACATATACTAATGGAAATCTATCGTAGTAAGGTAACCATCTCATTTTTGCCTGATACTCAAACATATAGATATGTTTTTCTAATGTAGTGTTACGTAATTCGTTTTGAGTTTGGGATACTTCTGTACTACCTTTGTTATTAAAATTTTTGTTGTATTTACCAGATTCTGATTTGACTGCTGATCTATACCATTTTATAGATTTCTTTTGTCCTGAACTTAGTGTTTTTACTTTCTCAAACAGAGTTTGGTATCCTTCTGTTGTTGTGTTTGCGGTTCTAATCGCTGTAGAACCAAATCCTTGTGCCATTGTTTCATACTCCTAAATGATCCTCGGTTAATATCAAGAAGCTCATTTGCCTGTCTTCACAATATTCACGAGCAGCAGACCATTTAGTTTGGTTCTTTGCGTATGTTAATGCAGCATTACGATATGAGGCAGTTCTTTTATTTTTTGCATTAGGTGGTTGGGTTTGCTTTTTGGGTTTTACTTCAATAATATATTTCGCAACACCTCCAGTTTTTTCACGAACCTTAATGTAAAAATCTGGATAGTATCTTCTCACTTTACCATCAGGTGCTCTGTATGGTATAATTACTTCTTCACTTCCCCACTGTAATATATTAGGGTTATTGTCACAGAACACCATGAACTTTCGTTCCCATAGCGACCTATAAACAATATTTGTCGGGTTGCCACGGTACTTCTTTGGATTCACTGGTTTGTAAAATCCAGAGTACGCCATAAATATAAAAAGACCAACATAGGTATTTAGTGTGTCTATAGATAACTTTTTAAAGAAGATAGGTAATAGGGGTGGTGTTGCTTCAAGCAATAACTTCGATGTGCAATTTTATTTGACACCAGAACTTAAAGAAGCGTTGGGTGAATATTTTAAACAAGAGTACATAAAAATGTTCTGTGATGAGGCACAGTTACCAAATATTAGCACTGGAACTGGATCAATTACTGGAAGATACCTAGGTGAGAGTCAAGTAAACTATGCAACCAGTCGTGTCTTCAGTACATTTCAGTTAGGTTGGATGTTAACTGCTGATCTACTTCCTCTAAAATTTATTCAATCATGGAATGATTATATTTTTGGAGAAGAGCAAAGGTCAGAAAAACCAGGAAGTAATCTTGAAAGCATGAGAACTACTGATAGGTTGCGTAAGCAACGTTCAGTTCGACTAGCATATCCTGATGAATACAGATGTGACATAAGGATTACTAAAACTGAAATGGGTCCAGAAGATACACAAGAAAGGTCACCAATCACTTATGTAATGGAAAACTGCTGGCCAGCAGAGGTTGATGCTGTTCCTCTTTCATACGGTAATACTCAATTGGTTAAGTTCACAGCACAGTTCCAATATGAGAGACACTATGTTATAATGAATGATATTACACAACAAGCATTCAAGGTGGTTAATACCCTTTACGATGAGAATGGACAATATATTGGTGTAAAATAGCAAATTCGATTTTTCGATTCCATAAAAGTCGAAAAATTTACTCCGCTAATTTTTGACTAAAAAAGTCGAACTAAATAATAATACTGAACGAGCATATTATGTCACTACCGAAAATTGGTTATCCTATTTCTAGTATCAAAGTGCCTTCTACGGGCAAAAGCATTAAAATTCGACCTTTCACAGTAAAAGAGGAAAAGGTACTTTTACTGGCATCAGAAGATGGTAATGAACAGGTAATTAAAGAAGCAGTTTGTGATCTTCTTCAAAATTGCATCGTAACTAGAGGTGTAAAAGTTGACAAATTGGCATCTTTTGATCTGGAGTACATTTACTTAAAAATCAGATCTGTTTCTGTTGGAAGCACAGTAGAATTTATTGTTACTTGTAAAGATGATGGTGTTACAACTACAAATGTAACAGTAAACCTTGAAGATGTAGAAGTTGATATTCCAAAGAGTCATGATAAAAAAATCATGCTTGACGATAAAGTTGGGTGTATAATGAAATATCCTGGCATCGATACTTTTGTTAATGTTTCTCTTTTGAAGAAATTTGATGAAGATGAAGTAGTTGACTTTATTGCAGATTCTATTGATCAAATCTTTACTGAAGATGAAGTATTTGATCATTCAACTACTTCAAAGGAGGAATTTAACTCATTTGTTGAAAATATGACCAGAGAACAATTTGAGAAATTCTCTGAATTCTTTGAAACTTCACCAAAATTGACTCATACCTTTAAGGCAGAAAATCCAAAAACTGGTGTTGTTGATGAATATACGATTGAGGGATTATCTAATTTTTTCGGATAAGCCTCTTCCATATGAATCTGGAGGGGTACTATAAAACCAACTTTGCTTTGATGCAGTACCATAAATATAGTTTGACGGAAATTGAAAATTTAATGCCGTGGGAACGAGATGTTTACACTGCATTATTGCAACAATATCTTGACGAACTCAAAAAAGCACAAGAAAGCTAATGGCATCAGGATCTTACGCAATTTCAGGCATAAAATTTGGAGACGGTAAAAAACGTGACCGTATCCAATGGAAGGTTGAGGCTGATAAACAAAGCGTTAAAAGGGGTGAAGTAGTCACCTTTACGATTACTGTTGAGAATGGTAAGTTTCCAGATGGTACGAAGAGAAAGTTTGTAATATCTGAAAACTTTTCTGAAGCAGATATTGTTGAAGGTAAGATTGCTGGTGAATTTGAACTTTTTAGTAATAAGGCAACGGTAGAGATTGGTATTGAGGAGTCATACGAAAAACCACAAGATGAAACTCTTAGGTTTGGTGTAACTTCTACTTTTGCTTCTGCATCTGTAAATGTAGAATCTGACGGTGGGGAAAAGGATGTAAAAAGGTTAAGAGGTAGGGAAGAACAAAAGAAATTACCTCCTAGACAACAGAAAGTAATAAGACAAGCAGTTAGACAGTTAGAATTACCTCCTGGAAAGGGATCTATTGTACCAACATCTAGTGGAGGTCTTACAAAACCAAGACCAGCATTACCACCAGGTGGTCCTAGATTACCTGGCACAACTGGAGTTCCTGGAGGTGGTCCAACACCATCTGTTCGTTTTACACCACCACCAGCACCACAGTCCTCAGGAATTGGCGATTTATTTAATAATGCCCTTCAGATGGGTACTGATGCTAAAGGTAACTATCTAACGAAACAAGAAAGAATTGCTGCATTTAAAAAAGGTAGACCTGCTAAACCAACTAAGGGTGTTAAACCAATTACCTCTCTATCTAAAAAAGGTGGTCCTATTGGAAAGATTGGTAAAACAATATCCAAAGAAGTTGGTGGAGGATTAGTAAAAACAGGTGGTAAAACAGTAGCAAAAGGAGCAGCAAAAGCAGGTGGTAAAGCAGTAGCAAAAGGAGCAGGTAAAGCAGTAGCAAAGAAAATTCCTGGTGTTGGATTACTTGCAGGTGCTGCATTTGGTATTGAAAGATTACTTAAAGGTGATATTATAGGTGCTGTTGGTGAACTAGCATCTGGTGCTGCCTCTACTGTTCCTGGTGTTGGAACTGCTGTATCATTGGGTATTGATGCTGCATTGATGGGTGGTGATATGATGGGTGGAACAGGTGGAGGAGGACAAAAATTACTTCCACCAACAAAATTCAAAGACGGTGGAACAATTATTCCTGGTATGACAAACATGCCATTTAGTATGCCTGGATTGAGTGGTGTATTCAATGAACCTGGAAATCCAGAAGTTATGAGTATTCAACCTCTCAAGGGTATTGGTGATACTTTCAGTAATCTATTTGGTGGTAAAGAGAAAGAGTATGAAGGTATTGCTAAAGCAATTGGTAAAGATTTAGAGGGTAGAGGTATTGGTGATCCACTTGGTGTGAAAGGTGGTAAATCTTTTGGTAACAGTGTTAGAGATCTGCTAGACAAAATTCCTGGCATTAAGGATATTTTTGGTAAACGTGATGGTAATACTACCACTACTCCTACTACTACTCCTACAACTCCTCAACAACCTCGACCTGGGGGTGGTCCTTCTATGAGTACTAGTGAACAATCTCTTACAGAATCACTAATTGCTGGTGAAGAAGGAGTAAGAGAAAATGCATATTGGGATAAAAGTGGTCAGAAATGGACTATTGGTTATGGCATGACAACCATGCCAGATGGATCTGCTGTCAAAGAGGGAGATAGACTTACTAAAGAAGAAGCAGTAGGTTCTTTTAGGCAAGGTATTGCTGAACACCAACAGAGAGCAATTGCTCAAGTTGGGGAAGAAAGATGGGCACAAATGGATCCCAAGATGAGGGCAGTCCTAACATCGATTACATATAACTACGGAAGTATCCCAAAGAGAGTATTACAAGAAGCAAAAACTGGAAGTGTTGAAGATCTTGCTAATGCAATGGATAAGTTGCATGGAGATAATGAAGGTGATCTAAAAGGTAGAAGGCAGAGAGAGCAATCTATTCTTAGAGGAAATCTGCAGGGATCTCAGGATAATCCTACTAGATTAGATCAAGATTTCATGCCAGGTGGTCAATTTGCACCACAACCACAAGCAGGTGCAGCACAACAGGTTTCAGCACAAACACCAATGCAACCAACTGCTTCATTGGAAGGTGCTGGAACATTCATTCAAGGTAATACTGGAAATTCTCAAGGACCTCACTTCCATATTGGTCCTGAACTAGAGTTGTGGAATAAACCAGAAGGCATAAAAGAAGCAAGACGTGCAGCATTTAAGGTTGCAAAAGGTCTTATTAATAAAGGAGAGACATTCTGGTTTACAAATGCTAATATTAAGGTAGATCCTAACAATCCACCTGATGATGCAACATTAAAGGATTATATTGAAAAAGAACAAGTAGCTCATAAAAATAGACGTGGCGGTGGATCTTTTGGTGGTTTAGATATTGCTGGAAGAGAAGGATTGAGAATGCCAGTTGGTGTCTCTGATGTTAGAGATAGGGGAGATGGTTTTGGTATTAGTGGAACAATTGCTGGAACTAGAGCATTTGTTGGACATGGTATGCAAGGATCTACTGATACACCTGGTTCAATGGCAGCTCAACCTGGATCTACTCCTAATATGTCTCCTGTTGCAAGTGGTCAACCTCAAGCACCAGGCAACGCTGCACCAAGTGCTCTATTAGAAGGATCTGCTCATACAGCAATGAATGCAGGAGGAAATAGATCAACTATTGTTCAGAATCCAGTTACAAATAACTCTACTGTTGGTGGTGGTGGATCAGGTGGTGGAAGTCAACCATCGAAGGCAGGTGGTGATATGTCTGATGCTGGACTATTAGCATATATGGCTAAACAAAGATTATTAACCTTAGGTGCTTGACATGGCAGATAGTATTCAATCTACTCAGGATTTTATTTTAAAGAAAGCAGGAATATTTCTTGCAGGTGATCCTCGACCCACTGATATAAGTGGGATGATCTTCTCTATTAACTATTTTGAAAATATTACGTGCCCTTGTGTTGCAGCGACGATGGTTATATCTGACAATGCTGGACTTCTTACAGGAAGCAAAGAAAATAATCGAGCCCCTCTACAAGGTTCTGAAAGAGTTGAACTTGTTATTAAACACTCATTCTCAGAAGAACCCGTTGAATACGTTTTTAGAGTTTGGAAAATCGCGAATAGAGTATCTTCAAACAGAACTCAAGTATATACTTTGGGATTGATTTCAGAAGAAGGATTGGTAAACGAAGCTTCGTTTATCTCTAGAACACTTTCTGGTAAAGCAGAACAAATTATTGATGATATATTGATTAAAGAAACATTAAAATCTGAAAAGAATGTTTTTAGTGAGAATAGTGCGTTTGATCATAAGATGACAACATCTAGATATAGACCTTTTGATATTGCTGCTATGCTTGCTCCTAAAACTGTGAGAATACCAAAAGAAGTAGATGAAACATCAGTCAACTCTCAGGCTTCTTCTGTGAAAAAAGTCGAAGGTAGTGCTGGATATTTTTTCTGGGAAAGTAATAGGGGATATAACTTCTTCTCTGTAGATTATCTTTGTGATAATAAAAATGATAAGGTACAATATTGGGGACCATACATTGAACAACATGCTAACTTAAATGACGGTGAAGATACTAGAGATAGAATACAGGAAGCATCTTTTGTATCTGATGTAGATTTGATGAAATCTCTTAGAGAAGGTAAATATTCCACACGAGTGATATTCTTCAATCATTCAACAGGTCAGTATGAGGAATATGTTTACAGTTTAGATGAATCATATGGTAAGATGAAACACTTGGGTGGTCAAGAAAAAATGGAAGGTCTGAGGACTACACAAAAGACATTATCTTCTATACCATCTAGAACTATGAGCATTTACCTTGATCATGAAAGTTTTTATGATAAAAGTGGTATTGCATCTCCTGATGATATTGATGGATCTAAAGATGCATCTAGATTTGCTGACTGGCAGAAGTTTTATGCAACTCAATCATTGACACGATATAGTATGATGAGAAATCAATCAGGTACTCTTGTAGTTGCAGGTAATCCATTAATGTGTGCAGGTGACAGGATCGATATTAGAATTAGATCTAAGTTACCAGACGTAGAAATTGAGAAACAACCATTTGACTTAGAGACCAGTGGACTGTATTTGATCGAAGAAGTCAACCACAAGTACCTTACTACTCAAGGAGCAAACGGTGAGGTAACCACAACAATCAAGGTTATGCGGGACTCTTTCGGTATGAAAGATGAAGGATCGTTGCGTGATGATACCTAATATACTATAATAAATACTATTGTATCGAGCTAATTACTCATGAACACAATCGAAGAACACATTGCAAAGGACAAAGAGATCCTTGATGATCCTACTATCAGTCCTGCTGCACGTCGTCATATTAAAGAAGAGTTGCATGACCTAGAAGTTTATGAAGAGCATCATCATGACGAGATTGTCGCAGGTGATCACCATGATCCTACTTGTATTGAACTATTCTGTGAAATGCACCCTGACGAACCAGAATGCTTAGTATATGAAGATTGATCAATAATGGATAATGCGTTTTCCAATTTAATTCCAGAATACCGTATCGGTAGGGATAACTTTAATTGGTGGATTGGACAGGTTGAAAAACCATCTAATACTCTACCAGACATTAAAGGTTCTAATCGATATAAAGTTCGTATTGTAGGTGAGCATCTTAAGGATTGCGACGTTGTACCTGCAGAGGACTTGCCATGGGCATCTGTAATCATGCCTGTAAACTTACCATTCAGTGTTGGAAACGTAACAGGAACGCATTCACAATTAAAGCAAGGATCATGGGTAATTGGATTTTATCTAGATCCAGAAAAACAAAAACCCATCATCATGGGGTCAATTGGTATGACCCCAGGTGCGACTAAGGTAATTAATGAGTTTCAACCTGGAGAATGTAATTCCTTTACAACATTTATTGATCCAGATATTGATGTCTATAAGGATGGTTTTCCAGCACCAGCAAATAATGCTACACAATCATCATCACAAACTGATGAGAAAACTCCTATCAGAGAACCAAAAAAAGTTAAAGATGGTGTACAAACTGGATCAGTTATATTAGATGAATCACTAGCAGCAGGATTTAATACAGAAATAAACTTAGGTGGTCTTACTGAAGAGGAACTTAATTCAGGATTCACTGCAGCGGACACAGAAGCTCTTTTTGGTGCAGGGTATAATCAAACCTTTGGAAATGGTGATGGAACTTTTGCTACGTTTGCTACAGCATATGGTGCAGAAGGATTACAAACATCAACAGAATTAACTGTTGGTGGTGTAAATGTATGGGATGCTCCCATACCTGCAGGGATGATTGCTCCTCTTGCTGAAGGATCACCTGCAGCAGAAGATTGGTGTCAAGAAAAGGCATCTAAGTGTGGTCCTGAAGATCTCAAGACAACAACTACCCGTATTATGGGGGAGTTTCTTGCAGAAGTACAAAGAAACAATGGAAATATTGGTACTTATCTAGTTGGTGAAGCAACTGGTGGAATCTATGATGCAGTATATACTGCTAGAAAATATACAAATAAGTTTATTTCTGTTATTAGACACTTCATCGCTAAGATAAAAGGTTTTATTATAGAAAAACTTACTGATGGAGTTGAATTATTAATTAAGGCAGTTTTAAGACCAGATGGAACAGGAAATGTATTAACACCAGTAACTGAGTGGTTTAACAAACTTCTTAAAGATCTTGGTTGTAAGATGGCAGACATTGGAGAGAGATTAATCCAATGGATCACAGATCTTTTGATGGGTATTATCAATGATATTTACCAGAGTGTAGCATGTCAGATTGATGCCATGGTAAATGGTATTCTATCTAAACTAACTTCTCTCTTGGAAGATGTTATTGAAAGTATTCTTGGACCACTACAAGATCTTTTAGGACCAATTGCTAACGCTTTGAATATAGTTGGTGGAGCAATTGCTAAGATTCTACAATTTTTAGGTATTTCATGTACTGGACCTGAAGCAAAGTGTAGTGATGAGGATAGTGAATGCACTGACGGTGAAGAGAAGAAGAAAGAAAATGATTTCTTGGATGATCTATTAGAAAGTATTGATAATATGTTTCCAGACACGTCTGCTGATTATAATCAGTATGTTTGTGATGAAGCATATAACGGTAGGAGTTTATCACCAACTCGTATTGGATTCCGTGGTGGTGTATTTGATAGCAATTATGGTGATTCACCTAAAAATAATCCAAACAGTGGATCATATAAGAAAAAGATTATATATGATATTCAAGACATTGAAGTTCTGGAGGGTGACAACGCAGTATTTACAATCACTAGAAGTGGATATTTAACTGAAGCATCTTCTGTTACATTCAAAACAGTTGGTGGATCTACTGCAACTCCAGATAAAGATTTCCTTATGGTTGATGATATTGTTGGTTTTGCTCCTAATGAGTCATCAAAAGTAATTGAAGTTAAAACTATTCATGATAGTGAATCAGAAAATGAGGAAATCTTCTTTGGTAGAATCAAATTAAACAGTCCTGACAAGAGCAGTGGTATTATTAGTAAATTTGAAAATAACGTCGCTAAGTGTGTTATTAAAGAGAAAGTCAAAGATGATGTGGAAAATTATGATCCATATGATCCAATCGATCTAACATTTAATGACATCATAGAAGAAATTGATAATGGGGTTGATGATAGTCCTCCAATTGATGATGGTAGTACTAGTACTACAACAGAACCTTCTTATAATGTAGTTGCTAATAGAAGTTCTGTTAGTGCAGGTGAGTTTATCATTTACACTGTAACAACAGAAAATGTTCGTAGTGGAAGTGTTTTAAATTATCGTTTATCACCAAACTTTACTCCTTCTGATATTATAGGTGGAGTTGTTTCTGCTAATTTTGTTATTCAAGATAGTTCCGCGAAAATTACTGTTGGAATTGAAGATGCTTATGAATCAGAAACTGATGACGTTCTAACTTTTAGTATCTCCTCTACAAATGCATCTG